CTAGAGTGGTTGCTCTATATATAATAAAACCCGTTCCTTACATCGGAGGGGCTGGGGGCATCTGCGGTGCCCCTGCGCCCAACTCCATCGGAGGAGCAGGGACAGGACCGGCAGACATCGGCGGTGCAGGCGGTGGCTCTGCAGCCATAAACTGCTCGGGATTCTTCACGCCAAAACCAAACTGCAGTACGTGTGCAGCCAGTTCCTTCATGTTGATTATACCGGAACCGGCAAACGGTGCCATAGCGTCCACCATCTGCAACGCCATCTGTCGGCGGAACGACTCGTTCTGAGGCTGGGTAGAACCAGCAACAACCTCAAAGTCAAAGTCCCCCTGCAAGTAGTCTCGGTCAAAGGTGACCCAAGCAGGTTCGCCGTCCTTGCCCATCACACGTGCCACCTGCTCGCCAGTCATAAACTGGCGTGCCAAAGCAACCATGCGACGACCAACTTCGCTGATGCCCTTCTCAACGATTGACAACTTGTCGGCTGTCCTCGCATTACCGGCATCTTGAATCAGGTTCACTTCTGTTGCGGTGCGCCGAATCTCCGGCGAACCGCCACGCTGAATCTCCGTCACACCCGAAATCTGATTAATGTCTGCCGTAATCAACTCGGACTGACTATAGAACTCGGGAGGGTTAATAACCGCAGGCATCGGATAAATAACATTGGACAACGGCTCGTCAGTAATGACGGGCACCATGACGTTATCTTCCTGAGACTGAAGCGCCCCACGACCCATGCTGTCAAACGCCGACTCTTTATACAGCCACTTGCGAGCAAACCGTTTACGATGGTTCATCATCTGCGTACGAGTCTCATTCAACTCGTGCTGCATCGGCTCAATCTGCTCAAGGTCGCCAATCGGATAGAAACAATCCGGAACGTCATAGTTGCGCAACATCACAAAAGGCTGCCCAAACGAATAAGGCATCCGCATAGGGGCAATCAAAAACTTCTCAGACCCCTCGGAGAATACACACATTGTCCGGTTAGAAATATCGTAGAACTCCCAAATCTCAGCGTACCCTACAGACTTGTCGTAAATCTTTTTACGAGAAGGGTCAGTTGAATAGCGGGTCATACCCATCGTGCTAACTTCGTCACGGGCAGATTTGTTGTAACGCTTGTCACTCTTGATGTCACGCAATGGGCGACGGATACGCTGGGCAATCCAACGTGCATCCTTCATGCTTGTAGCGTCCGCATCCACAAAGATATCAAAAGGGGAAACACGTTCAGCGAACGGACTGTCCTCAAGAATGATTGTTTGCGTTGAACCCTCGCCACCTTCAATCGGGTCCGACGGGTCGGTGTCCTGCCCGACAGCCTGCTCCTCCACAAAGCGGTACCCAACTTTAATCCAGCCGTGACCGACAATAATAAAGTCTTTAATCGCACGACGGAACTCGCTGCTAATATCTTTGAACCGCCACCAATAGTTGACAACAGCCTCGGTGATAACAGCGTTCGCTGCGTTCTCCGAGTTGATGGCGTTAACAGTAATCTTCGGGTAGTTGACCGCAATGCTTGGGGCGATAACGTTTACCGTAGAGAACACCATGTTGACCAGCACACGGTCCTCGGCGCTGTAGGAATCAAACTGCTTACCTTTATAGAGGTCCACCAGTCTGCGCCATACAGCATCGTAACCTTCGTCCTTGCGCCAACGCTTGGATGACTCCAACCGCTGGGCATAATCCTTCAACAGTTCCGAGTTAGACCTACGTGCCATTATTCTGCACCACGTCCAAACGCTGTATCATTCTTGTTGAGCCAACGCATAAGCGGTGGCACAACTGCCGACAATCCGGCAGAAACAATAGCACGGACATCACGCCCGCCAGCCATATAAACCGCCAGCCCAGCACCAACGGCAGACCGAATGTAACTGGACAAAACAGCCTTGGTTTTGTCATCCAACTTAATGAACATGGTCGTCCTTTGTATGCTTGTTGAAATCTTGCTTTAGTTCGTTTACGTCATCGTGGATATCGTCCACTTTAATAATCATGTGGTGCAACAGTTCTCGGGACTCCGAATGTTGCTGGGTGTTTTCTCGTCTGAGCATCTGAAGCAAAACCGCTACCGGTCCCGTAATCAATGCCACTACAATAGGCACCCACCAATCCATGTCACACCCACCTAGTCCCAACAGGCTCGGCGTTATAGCCGTTAATCTTAGCGTCCTCAACGGTCTTGCGTTGACGTTCAGCGATGGTGTCCCCGTGGAAGTTTTCTTTTCCGTAGGTAAAACCAAGACGTACCGACTTGATATGGCAGGCAAAGCAGATGCAACCCCGTCGTTGGACGGGTTCATCCTTTTCATTGCCACAAGATATGCACACAAAACTCATCAATATACTCCGATTCGTTCCCTGAAACCTAGTATCTAGTTGCCGTACGGATATTATGCGCCCCAATAGGGACCTTCGTGTCCGCATCTTCGCTGAATAGGTGCTGTTCCCACCACAATAAACTGTTACGGGGGACGGAAACGTCCCCCCGATACTCCGGCAACCACACATATTTCAGCATTTGGTTGGCAATAGCCAAACTAATAACACGGTCGTCGTGTGGCGACCCGCCCATCTTCCCGTTCTGCTTGCGAACATAAGTTCGCAACTCTGCGATTGTTCTAGCGCAATATATATTCAACCCGCTGTCACGAATATTAGCAGCCAACTCGTCAATCATCAACGGCTTAGATGTATTGGTGGTGCGCCAGCCCAACGTCTGCGACGGCTGGGCATGCGCCTTATTCAAAGACCTAGCCTTATACAGATTCTTGTAGCCGTAACGTTGCGCAGCCTTAATGGTCGTCAAACCGTGGTTGTTGGACTCAATGCCCAGCAAACCTTGGTTGTACCACCAGCCGATTTCTGCTAGCAACTCCCCAAACAAGTCAGGTTCAATCCGTCCATGCCAATGCGCCACAACATCCCCCGATGTTGCGTCAATCACATGGGCAGAACTATAGTCACCGTAAGACAAACCTTCAGAAACGTCAGCAGCGATAACATAAACGCTGGCAGCATTAGGGGTTTCCCACACAGAAAACTCCCCATCTTCAACCTCCCGAAACTCCACATTTCTAGGAGAATAAACATGGAGATATCCGGTATGCGCATCAATCGTAGGCAACATATCTAGCGAGTCAATATCAAATACGGGGTTACCCGACTTGATAAACGCTTCCTCAGGGAAGCGTGGATATTCCTGATGTAACTGCCACGACTGCATGTTCTGCGCCTTAGAGTCATACCAGTCATCACCACGTTCACCGTCAGCGTCAAACGGAAAGAAGATTCCAACAAACTTGTTGGTTCCTGTTTGGGAACCAACCCATAGATTGTGGAAAAAGTTACCTGAACCGTTAGCGGTGGACAAACCGATTACCCGACCACCAACGTCCGTAATAGGTTCAATAGAAGCCCACGCTTCCTCAGGGTTAGGCAAGAATGCCCATTCGTCCACGATAACAAGATACACCGACTCGCCTCGGGCGGGGTCGGAACCGGACGGCAAAGACTCAATAGCCGACTCGTTTTCAAATATCATCTTCAACTGGTGGTCCGTCGTCTGACGTGGACCACGTTCCTTCATCCAATGCGGAAGAAACTTGTAACCATACTTAGATTTGGCTAACAGTTTCATAGCCTCACGTTCAGTTCGGCTCAACATAATAACGAACCTGTCGCTAAAGAAAAACACTAGCCAAAAAGCGTAGGCTGCGCCAAGGGTAGAGAACCCAATCTGACGTGCCTTTAGGACCACGCTATAGCGTTCCCCCAGCCATGCTTCCATTGTTTCAATCTGTGCTTCACGCAACTCAAACTTGATACGCCCACGCTCAGGATGTTTAATGTACCAATAGTTTTCGCAAAAGTATTTGAACGCATCCAGTTGCTCTTGGACTGTGCCATTCTCCGGTCCACGACACCTACGCCATTCTTTTTCGTTAACAAGTTCTTTCAGGTCCATGGCTCACCACCCCAAGGAATCCAACCGTCACCATAGTGTTCGTCCACATATTCATAAATGGCAGCAAACGCTGCTGCAGCCTTTCTAGGTTTGAACAACTGCTTACAGTTATCCACCACGTTCCAACCAACAAGAATACCATTACCTGTTGACCGGCTAGGTTTGCACCAAAACTGGTTGATTTGAAACAACCCCAACGACCCGCCATACGGGTCGTCAGGGTTCATCGCCATAGGATTACACCTAGACTCACGCCACATAATGTAGTCAACCTGACGGGTCTTGTCCCTGCCAATAGCCTTTGTGACTATCTTGGTGATGTCTGCCATGCGTGGGCAGCGAAGCACAGGCTTCGCAACCACGTCAGCGGGGACAACCACCACTAGGGTACAGCAAACTAGAACTGCTGCTATGATTTTCTTCATTGTTCCTCCGTTATTCGGGGTACTTGATGTTGATTTCCTTAGCATAGCAGGCATGTATTACCGGAACCAACTCTTGGATGGTTGCGTTAAACTCTCTTTGCGCTGTGTTATCAGACACATGCTGATAGTACAAGCATTCAGGGATATGGTGCATCTCGGTTGCGAGTGCGGTTTTAAGAATCAAATCATAATCGTCGCACACTCTAAGGAACGGATTATGTCCGCCGACCTCATGATAGACGCTGGTGCGCCATGCCCGAACATGATTAGGGACAGCGACAATATGTGCTAGCGTGTGCCGATTAACTGTCGGCATACGCAAAACGTAGCGACCACGGTCATCCAAATAGTGGGTGCCGTAACCCAGCCCCCACCCGTCCGAGTATTTGCGGGACTGCCCGTCGGGACCTATTTCCATCCAGTCAGAATATACAAAACCAACTTTGTAATCCTCAAAGGCTAGGGCGATTTGCTCCAAAGCGTTTGGTGCCAGTTCATCGTCGTGGTCCAGTTCAACAAGGATGTCTCCGTTGGCGAATCCGAATGCTTGCTTTTTAGCGTTTCCGATTCCACGTCCACTGGCGTTGTGTGGTTTATAGATTTGGACGTTGTATCTTTCGTCCGAACAAATGCCCAGCATTTGTCGGAACACTTCCATGTTTTCGGTCATCAGCACATCTGCGGATGTGTTGTAAGTTGGTGTAATAATACTAATCATTATTTTTTGTAACCGTAAACGCTAATAGTCCCACTTAAGTTAAAACTTACGCTGTTCGGGACAATAGTAAAACCGTTGTACGAAGTTGTATTGCTAGTAGTCCCACCAATACTTCTAAAATATGGTTGCGGGTTTACGGGTTGAAATCCACTAGACATTATGGATGTTCTCAAAGAAAGAAATGGTTGCATTACTTCAACCCTAAATGGAGTATTTCCGTACCCCCATGTTCCTTCTTCGTAACCAAGAATCCAGTCTGTGGTTACGCCTCCACTATTGGTTGCCGTCAAAATAGATGACCCCATGTAGGAAATGTAACCACCCATTATATAAACAGAACTTGCATCTACCGTAGAACCGTTAGCAAGCCTCATGAACACGCCAGTAGGGGCACTGAATGAGGTAATGTTGATTGTTACCGAGTAGTTGTCGTATGCAGAAGTAAAACAGTTACTCATCAACATGTTGGTTGAGTTTGTAAATGTTGAAGTTGCAACTAACTCCAAGCCAACAGGATTTGCTGTGCTGGTAGAAAGAAACACCCAGCCCGAACTATTCCATACCAACGTCTTATCGGTATCCGTTTCGTAAATAACTTGCCCATCATATGGGTTAGTTGGTCGGGTAGTGCTGGTACAAACACCAGCACGTAGCCCTGTTGCAGATGACGAAATACTCATAATCAGTTCAACCTAAACACTTGCATTGAGGCTCTAAAAGAAAGTGCATATGCACCACCGTCAGCGATGAGTTCAAGGTAGAACTCATTTGTACCAGCGTTGACAGTTATCTGTCTGCCATATGAGGCAGAACCGACTCCACCATTCAGGTAAGTGGCAGCAGTCCAGTTTCCGTTTCTTCCGTTAAATGTTGTTGCACCCGAAACACTAGGGGCGATTTGCACAGTTTTGCCACCAGCATTTGCCGAACAAACAAGACTGTACGTCACAAACACAGAAGTTCCCGTTACCATCGTGACCTCAGGCAACTGTGAGTACCTGAACCAACCGTTGCTAACGTCTGCTGGGTTTACAGTTGCCGCCCCGTCTTGCCATGCTGCGCCTGTCATATTGACAATGATTTCTCTCCACGATGAACCATCCCAAAACAATGTTTTATCTGTATCAGTTTCGTAGATGTATTGCCCCTCGTACGGAGAAGCAGGGCGGGTCGTGCTGGTGCATACACCGGCACGAGAAATCGCAGAGGTCGGAACATAGTTACTGATAGGCATAGTTAATCCTTACAACTCCGCATCTACAACCCAATGACCACGGGTATTGCCAACAACCCACGAATAACCACCATCTTCTACGTTAGCCACAAAACCCGATGTACCTTTTTGTTCAATGGACGGGGTGCGTTGCAACCCCGTCTGCCCAGCATTATTTGTACGCCAGTTGCTTCCTGCTGCTGCAGGGTCATATGTATTAACAGTATAGCCGTTGCTACGTTTCTCAACCTTGAATCTGATAGGCACATAATGCCTGCCCGAACCATTACCTGAGCCGGAATGCCAGTGGACACCAACTTCTGTAATAGTACCAACAGACGTTGCTGTATCGTAAGATTTTTCGTAGTACCGCTGGCAGAGGGCTAGTTCAACACCGTAAGGACGTTGCTCAAACGGGGTCGGCTGCACGTTCTGCTCCAACTGGACACCCGTGATGTAGAACGTGGCACTACCAGTAGAAATCCATGTAACAGAACCACTTGTTCGGGTGTCAAACGCACTAGCCCAAGCATTAGGAGTAGCGTTCAGGTTTGACCCTGAACCCAAATCCCAAATGATTCCAACAGCGGTAGATGCACCAATCGTCCATGTCCCAGCCGTGTCGCCATTGACATAGACAGTTTTCTTTTCCCATGTGTCAGCCGCATTGACTGTATAAGTCGTGACATAAGAACGGTTGTTTGTACCGGCGTTATACAACGTGACAGCGTACGTTCCCGTTACTGATGAGCGCACCCAAAACGACAACACCACCTGCTTAGCGGTGGAGTAGCCCCAATCCCATGTGTCGGTACTGTTGGCTTCAACCAAGTGGTACAACTGGTATTCGTCACCGGCAGCAGGAGTTGTACCGCTTGCTGCGTTAGTCAACTTCAGGCTGTATTGGAACCCCTCGGGGGCATTAGACGCAGAAGCAGACTTGGCTACCCGTTGCCCCGTGATTTTGCTCCCAGCAGCCTGATAGAACTTGAATCTATCAACAGGAAAAACGTATGCGGCTGAAACCGATGTTGCAGCGGCACCAGCGTTGCGTTGGTCAATCGCCATGTCGCCGTTAATCACGACGTTGCGGAACCCCAAACCGGCAGGCAACAACGCCGACGAACCCAACGCAGAAGAAACCCCCACTAGACTTCCTTCTCCCAACCAACAGCAGTCACAGTCACAACCGACCCCGTATCCGCATACCCGAACAACTGCTCGCCAGCCGTCAACGTCAACGCAGTATCCCAAATAATCGTGTCACCACCAGCAATCGGCAACGCAGAAAAAAACCTGTTACTTGCCGTCGCAGCAGTACCC